GGCATCGTGGTTTTGAAACGGAAAAGCTCTTGGTATTTGCATCTGTAAAGCTTCCATATTCTCAATTGCCGGGTCTTTTGGTGTTGGTTCTGGTGTTGGTTTCAGTAAAGTATCTATTTGTTTAGTGCCAAGTGCCTCATAAACACGCCTATATGCTTCACGCATATCGTGCATTTGTGGATTTGACTGTGCAATTTGTAATTGTTGACTTGCAAGTGTCACTCTTTGCGATAAAGAGAACACATTTGGGTCTGCAACAGGTATTACATCAACTTCTTCACTAAAATCTGCTAATTTTACGAGTCTATCACCTCCATAAACTGCATATGGGTAGACTGGTGGCAAATATTCGGCAAAAACTTGGTGTAAAAGTCTAAATTCTTGACGCATTGCGTAATAAAGTCGCTTGTGAATGGCGCTCATCACCCTAGATCCGCGCTCAAGTAGTGCTAGTGTGGTTCCGACAGCTCTATTTTGCTTATCTTCACCAATTTGCATGTCAGCAATAGCTGCAAATCGTTGTCCAGCTTGTACTACAAACCCTAAAAGTTGAAAAAGTGTGCCACTTGGCTCTTTAAATGGTAAAATTTGAAATTGATCTTTAATGTTACCCCCTGGTGCATCAACATCTCTAAATTCACCGGGTTGAAAAGGTTGCTCATCATCTCTAATTCGTATACCTCGTGATTTAAAACCAGCAGGTAGGTTACTTAATGTACCTGCATCTAATAATTGTCTTAATGCAGCTGTTGCTGTTTTGGATAATCCACCAATCATGTGAATTAAACCAAATCCATAGAAGCCTAAACCTGGCAAAAACTTGTAATGAACAAAATATTCTTTTCTTTTGAACAAAGGATCATTAGGTGTGAAGTTTCTATAGATAGATAAAATTTCTTGTGAGCCTTCATCAATTGTTACAATATAAGGTACTTTGACATTCTTTTCTTCACTTTGTCCTGTCAAATCTTCAGGGTCTAAATCAACATGCATTTCTAAAACATTGAACTGATAATCTGTGTCTCCCATTTTTTGAACACCTTCAAGCTCTTCATACTTGTTTTGCACATCATCATCCATTTGTGAAGGTAGAATTTTTACATCTCTATAAAACCCGCTTTTTTGTTTTTTAAGAATGTCATTCTCAGACATTTTAAGAACATGAGTGATTCTTTCTGCATCTTTTAAGTCAGTTGCATAGTAAGGTACAACCATATCTTCGGCAGGTATAAACTTACTGACAGCTCTTTGCATAATCTCATCGTAGTAAACTTTCTTAAAAGTAGAACCAGCTAACGGAAGATAAAATAACATTTGGTCAAACTCAGGAGTGTATTCCTCCATCTTTTCCATAACCATATAGTTCATAAATTCTTGAACCCGTTGTGCTTGTGATTCTCTGTCAGGAGTTCTATCTCCCAGTATCTGAGATTTTACTGGACCATCAGCCGGTAGTAATTCTTTATAGGCTTGTGCCTGAAATTGTGTTACAGACTCGGCTAATAAAGGATGAGTCACGGAACTCGCACCACGGAAAGGCTGTCCTTCATCGTTGTATTTAAAACCAAGAAGATCAAGTCCTGATGTGTATGACTTCTCCCAATCGCTTCTTGATTCTTTATCTTTTCTATAATCAGTTACAAGTTGACTAGCTAAACTTGCTAAAATTGTGTCGTCAAGTTCATCAGCTAAATTTGTGAAGAAGTTTTCTTCTACTGCTTCTTCCTCAACAACTTCGTCCTCTGTAGGCTCTTGTATCTCAACATCAACAGGATCAACCTGTTCTTCTAAAACTTCATCTTCATCCATTAGTATAACCTTGTGGGTTTTGTTCTTGCAAGTTTAACAGGCACTTCAACAAAGTTACCTTTTTTATTCCCTTTAATTTTTTGTTTTATTTTTTTTTTAATTTTTTTTGCACCACCTAAAAGTTTACTATAACCTTCTTCTATTGCATCCCCAATAGGATAAGCAATCGGCCCGAAATATTTATCTGCCACATCAGCAAGTGGGCCTTTATAACCACGACCTTCTACAGCATCTAGTTTTCTTTGGAATGCCTCAGAATCCCTTCGCATATCTTCATCTATTTTTCTATTTTCCGCCTCTCGTTCTATTTTACGAGTTAATGTGTTTTTGCCACCACCTGTTTGCAGATCTGTTTTTCTTTGTCCTGTATAACTCTTTCCATATTTACCCATATCAATTTCATAACTGTCTATGAATGGATTGATTTTAGTTACCTTGTATGAACCATCTTCCTTTTTATCAATAACAGGATTCTTTTGAAAATACTTTCTTGAATTGAATAAACTTTTTTTTGACATTAGTATATCCTCGTTGGTTTTGTTCTTGCAAGTTTAACAGGGACTTCAACAAAGTCACCTTTATTATAACTTTTTTTAGATATTTCACGCACTGCTTCAGATATACCAAAACCACCAGGCATTTCAAACATCGGTCCTCTTTTTCTATCAGCAACTTTTTTTGCTTTATCTGCTTTTTGAATATCTTCAATCAAATTTGGAGGACTTAGTTTTTTAACATCTTTCCCTTTTTTAAAAGGATTCATATCACCTATGATGTCATAAGCAAAGTCTCTTTGTATATCTTCTACAATTTCGTCTTTTGTTATTTTTGCCATAGGTTATCCTACCATTTAAAAAGGTCCACGACTAGACCTCCCTCTTTCTTGTATATTTTCATTCGTGCTTCTTTCATGGCTGGTGTAAGCTTTAAAGCATAGGTTGTAAAATAATTTCTAGAATCACCGGGTAACATACGCTCAACTCTATGGGCGCCTTCATCAATTGCTCTAATTTCTCTAGCTGTATCACCAGCATGTAATATTTCAATTGAATCGTCACTTGGACCCGTAGCTTTTTTATTATAAGCTAAACTTTCATCCCAGTTTGGAATTCTTCTAATAGCTTTAAATTCTTTGTTAGGATCGCTTTTTGCAACTTTAATTAATTTTACCTCACTATCATATTCTTTAGCAAGTCTTTTTAAAATTGTCATCATTACAGAATCAGGGTTTGGGTTTGTATCTGTTTTTGCATCCTCTAAGCCGTCAGCTGTACGGATTCTTTTGACACCTTTCACACCTTTGATTCCCATCTTACCATCAGGGGTGCCGTAAAACTCCCAGTTACCTAAACGACCTCTTGCTCCGGCCATACCTCTTATGTCACCCTCTAATTTAGCAGCCTGTGTAAGTGTAGTTGGTGCAATACCAATCCATTGTACATTTTCTTTTTCAGCCGGTATTTCCTTGATTAGTTGTTTTAGAAAAAAATCACCATAGTTTTCTCTATCTCTTTTACTACCTTGTGCGAATGGCACAAATGTAGCCGTATCTTTTTCAATTAATCCAGCTTGTGTTCGCATAGCTTGCAAAGCGTCAAGACGAGCTTGATTATCGTTTGTTTCTTTTCTTAATTTTTCTACATCTAGTTTGTTTCTATTTGCTGGATCCGCAGTGTAATTAAAAAGTTTTTTTGAACTTTTGTTTACATCATCCATAGCCTCCATAGTCAACACTCTTATCTCAGGAGCACCCATAGGATTAACCCCCCTAACTTTTTTTTCTCTTGCAATAGCTTGTGCGGCAGCAATATCAGATTGTATTTCGTTAACAATAGCAATTTTACCTCCTTGTAATTTACCACTTTGCGGATCTAAAAAATCATTATACTGATACCTAATATGCCCAAGTGTATTTTTTGTTGGGCTACCCAAACCTCCGTGTTCCACATCGTGTCCTTCTGGCAGTTTTTTTTGCACAATAATCATTTCTCTATAATCATCTGCTCCTGGAATTCTATATTGTAAATTTTGACCTGCAGCATTAAATCCTCTAGCTTGAGTTCTGCTCATAGATGCTTGTAATTTATTTTTCATAATATCTTGCATCTTTTCAATAGCCTCTTTACCTTTCAACAGTTCAGGACTTTTTGCTTCAATCTTTTTTCCATGTTTTAAAAAGATATTGCCAAATTCTGCTGGAAACCTAAACTCCATACGATCCACAGAAAAGTCATCACCTCTTTTACCTTGGTCTACTGAGTTGAGTAAACCTTTTTGAAATGGAAATTTAATATCTGTTAATGTTTTGCCTGTGTTACGAATTATATCGGTTTCAGATTTTGTTAGTTTAACTCCTGCTTTAGAAAGTGATGATTCCATATTAACTAAATAATTTGTAAAAAACTTTTGATAATCTGTAAGATCTTGCTTAACCGATTGATCCATAAAATTTTTTAAAACAAAAAATCTATTAGCTGGATTGCGTTTGATTTGTTTAAGTAGAGTTAATTTTGATAAAGGTTGTTTAGCTGTCTCAGATGCCAAAAGTAGTCCACCAATCGGTCTGTTTTTTTCATCAAAGTGTAATAAATTAGTATCAGCTAACTCTTCTTTTGTAATGTTCTTTCTTACATTTTGATAACCCGGCATTATATATTTTCCTTGATCCTTTGAGACAAGACCCATCCAATACGAACCCGGCATTTTTCTTGTACTAGTATCTCCAGCAATCACATCAAATAAAGCAGAACCAAAGTTTTTTTCAGATTCAACAAAATTTTTATTACTGATTTTATTCATCATTATGCGTTCAGTAAAAGGTCTGTTTGGTGATCCTCCAAAACTTAAAGGTTTTGATACTGCATTCTTTTGTAATTTTTTATACAGGTTGGTTAAACGAATGTCTTCAGCTTCTGCACGACCACCTGGCGAAAGGGTCATGAGCCCTTGTTCTTGTTTGCTTAACGCCGGTAAATTAGTTTTGGTTATCGGATCAGGGTCCTTAGCTACCGACTCAGCAACTTCAGTTTGCTTGGGTTTAGGTACCCCGTAAAACTCATCGTATTTTTTAGCTGCTTTTTTAAACAGCGATAGTATGCCTTTTATTGCCATTAATAATACCTATACTCTTTTGGTGGTCTATCTTCGTTATCTACATAGTCTGAGTATAACTCAACAAAGTTCCCTTGGCGATACCTTAGTAACGCTTGTGTTGTTGAATCAACATAATCATCATTAGCACCATTTGGAAAAGCCGCACACTCATCTATCACATCATGCGCAAACTTTTCTCCGTGTGGAAACCATACCTGTCCCGATTCAAAAATTGGTGCCACAACATTCACGCGCGTGTGTTTGTCATTACCACGAGTAGGAACAAAAGGTACAACTGGTATACCCATACGCCTAAACTCATGAGTTAAAGGTTCACCACTCGCTTTTTGTTCTATAACAATTGTTTCCGGTTCCCAATACTTATACGCATCCATAGCTACAGCTTTGAGTTCAGGAAAATCGTATTTACCCCGTATCGCATCTAACAAAATTATATGGGGAGCACCTCCTTCTTCAGGACTAAAAATACCCCAAGTCGTTATAGCTGAATAGTCAGCTGTTTCTTTTTTACTAAACGCTGTATCATAACTTTGTATGACATGCATAAGATTTGGTATCTGTCCTTGCCACGGACGCCACCATTCTCGTTTTAAAATTGCACCTTCTTCACTTGTCGGATTCTGCATATACTGTGCTGACCAATTACGAATAGGTACAGAAGCTTTAATCTTTTCTAATTCTTCTAAATTCCAATACTCAGGCCATACTGGGTTCCCTGAGTCAAGAATCGCAGGAAAAGAAATTTGTCGCCAGTTATCAGCTTTAGGTTCAGTTTGAGCCTTTAATAATCTACCCGTTAAATCATCTTCTGCCCATCTTGTCATTACCAGTAAAATTGAGCCTCCCGGTTGTAAACGCTGTCGTGGACCTGAAGTATACCAATCATAAGCTCGTTCCATAGCTACATCGGACATTGAGTCTTGTTCCGTGTGTGGATCATCAATAATCAGTAAGTCTGCACCACGGCCCGTGATGGACGCCCCGACGCCAGCTGCATAATATTCACCACCTTGGTTAGTTTCCCAACGACCTTTAGCTTTGGAGTCCTCACGAAGTTTGACATCACCAAATATTTGTTTGTACTCTGGAGAATCAATTATGTTACGAACTTTAGAACCAAACCTTACTGC